CGCGACGGTGACGCCGATGAAGAGCTTCAAGATGGAGGTCCCGAAGATCCGCTTCGCATCGCGGATCCTGCGGGCCGGTACCGAGGGCGTCGCGTTGGCGGCAGGCGACCGGGCGAAGCCGAACCTCACCAACGTCGAGCTCGACGCCGCGCTGTTCAAGGCCGAAGTCCGGCTCCCCAACGAGGTGCTCGAGGACAACATCGAGCGCGACCAGCTCAAGCAAACGATCATGCAGTTGATGGGCGAGGCGATCTCGCGCGACATGGACGAGGTCGTGGTCCAGGGCGACCCGACGTCCACGGACCCGTTCCTCGCGAACCTCCCGGCGGGAGGCATGCTCGTCCAGGCGACGTCGAACGTCGTCGATGCTCAGCAGCAATCGCTCAACAAGAACGTGCTGAAGAACATGCTGAAGAGCATGCCCACGCCGTTCCTCCGGAACTCGACGCTGCTGAAGTACCTGACGCACAACTACGCGGAGATCGATTACCGCGACACGATCGCGAGCCGGCAGACTCCGGGCGGCGACACCTACTTCCTCGAAGGCGGGGAAGCGTCGTACTCCGGGATCCCGGTGGTGAAGGTCCCGCTCTTCCCGACCGATCTCGGAGACGACTCGAACGATACGGACGTGATCCTCTCCGACCCGAAGAACGTCACCGTGGGCATCTGGCGCGAGATCCGGATGGAGTCCGACAAGGACGTCAGCGCCGGCGTCGTGATCATCGTCGCGTCCCTCCGCTTCGACATGCGCTTCGCGGAGGAAACGGCCGTCGTAAAGGCCATCAACGTGCAGGTCTCGGCGTAGGCAACCCGGACGCCCCCACCCCTAAAGGAGCTCGACGAACATGACTCTTGGTGCTCTCTCGGTCGGCCTGGCGGCGACGGCTTTCGCGGTCGCCACCATCGCGGCGAACTACGATCTCACGAACGGAGAAACGCTGGAGGTCGAGGTCGATCAGCACGACCCGGTCACCATCACGTTCTCCACCGCGCAATTCGTCTCCATCTCCGCCGCGACGGCGCAGGAGGTGTGCGGCGCCATCAACCAGGGTCTCGCCCAGAACGGGATCCCGGCCTACGCCTTCGTCAACGCCGCCGGGTTCCCTCAGATCCAGTCGAACGACGACGGACAGGTGGTCGTCACCGGCGGGACCGCCGCGAGCGCTTTCGACTTCGAGAGCGGAACGACGGCGAGCATGGAGGCAGGCGCGCAGCCGTCGGCGCCGACCTTCCACGACCTCGTCTCGTTCACCGGCGACTCGAACTATCCCGGCTCGGGAGGGACCACGGGTTTCCTCGAGTCCTTCCGGATCGCGACGAAGAGCACGCGGAACATCCTCGCGATCATTCCGGCCGACTGCGGCGGTTACCTGACGAGCTACAACGTCAGCGCCGACAAGCTCAAGGTCTGGTACCTCCCGGCCGAGAGCGCGTCGAAGCAACCGATGACCGAGGTTGTCGCTACGACGAACCTCTCCGCGGTGACCTTCAACGTCATCGTCATCTCGCAGTAAGCACCGCCCCCAGGCACGACGGAGAGAAAAGACATGAGTACCCTGATTCCCGGCGCTCTCGGTGAACCCGGCGCCTTCGGCGTGGACGACGAGTTCGGCGAGGGCGGGATCGGGCTCTCCGGCTCCGCCTCGGAGATGGTCACCTCTACGCCGACGGCGCCGACGCGGCTCCGCGACTACCTCCGTCGGATCTTCGCCGCGCTCTGGTACCCCTACGCGAATGTCGCCGCGCTCGAGGCCGCGAACCCGAACAACCTCGCGGACGGCCAGCTCGCCGTCGCCCTCGACACCTACAATCTGTGGCAGTGGCAGGCCGAGAGCACGACCTCCGCATCCTCGTCGGTGCTCCAGGTCACGGGCGTTACGACGGGCCGATGGATCCTTCTCGTCGGCGCGGGAACGCCCGAAGGCGACGCGCAGGGCGAGATCCAGCACACGACGATCGACATCCCGCTCGCGACGATTCAGGCGGCGACCTCCGGGACGGCGTTCAACATCGGCTCGGCCCTGCCGGCGAATGCGAGATTGATCGCGACGGAGCTCGACGTCCTCACCGCCCTTTCCGGCGGCTCCGGCGCCTCGGCGCATGCGACGATCCAGAACACCGGCGAGACCGCGGGCGCGATCCTCGCCTCGACCACGGTGTTCACCGGCGCGGCTTCCGTGAACGGTTCTCCGGGCGCGGCGGTCGGCTCCAACCCGTACGTCTCGCGCGGCGGTCAGCAGCTCCAGATGACGATCACGGGCGACGGCACGCACGCGCTCTCGACCCTCACGGCGGGCCACCTCCAGGTCCACCTCTTCTACGCGGTCGTTCCGTAGTAGCCTCGACGGCCTTCGAGGCTTCTGACCTGAATCGGCCTCGGGCGCATGGTGCGTCCGGGGCCTTTTCTTTTGGGCCGCGGGGGTGCAGGCTCCTCGAGCGGCTCCGCGGTGGGGCCCGCGAAAGGACGAAAACCCATGGCTACGAAGAAGACGGGCGGAAACGGGCGAAGGCAAGACCTCGGACAGATGGCCGAGCGAGCCGGAAAGGCCCGGCGGGTTCTCGTCCGCATGAAGCCTTTTGCCCCGAAGAAGGGGCAGCCCTGCCGGCGTTACACCGCCTTCGGGATCCTCTTCGAGGAGACGAAAGGTTGGTACCAGGTGGACCCGCACGTCGCCGAATACTTGAAGGGCGTGCGCGCGAAACCGGACGTCTCCGATCACCCGGTGATGCTCTTCGACATCTGCTCTCCCGAAGAGGCCGCACGAATCGCGCGGCAGGAGAACGAAGCGGCGATCATGCAGGGCCGCGCGGCGCCCCATTCCGCGCACTCCACGCAAGAGGTTCGCGCGCGCGACGTCACGAGCGGGACGCTTCGCGGACCGAAGCCGCCGAAGGAGGCGCCCGATCTCACGACGAAGGATCTCGCGTCGAAGGAGGGACCCTCGCCCGCCTACCAGCGGCTCGCCGCCCGGGAGCAACGCGCCCGCGCCTCGCAGCCGCCTCCGCCCCCCGCTCCGAGGCCGAAGCCGGAGAAGGAGGTTCCCCAGCGTTCGATGCGCGCCCCGAGCCCGGGCGAGAAGGGCTGAAGGAACTATAAAAAGGGGGACGGGAGCGCGGTACCCTCGAGAAACCCACGAGCCTCGGCGCGATGCCTCTCCCTTGCGAGGGAGCGGCGACTGAGCGCGGGGACCCGGTAGGCCCGGGTTGAGAGGCTAAGCGTCAGTTCCCCGGGGAAGCTCCCCCCCGGGGGACCGACGCGGCGGTTTGGGATAGGCTTCGCGGGGTGAGGAACGCGATTGCCGTCTCGGAGACCAGCTCCGCCGCGAATCCACTCATCGACATCTGGCTCCAGATGGCGACGACGGTGGACGACGACAACACGGGGACCGTTCAGTCGATCCTCACGAATCCGACGGATCTCGCCTTCACCGTCTCGGTCCTCGACGCCGACGGCTCCGCTACGCAGGTGTTCGCGCACGACTGCGACGTGGTCGCGGACCAGATCCAGGACCCGCTCACCGGCGAGCTCCAACCCGGTCACTACGCGGCCGCCTTCTCGCCCTCTGCCTTCTCGCCCTCCGTTCCGCCCGGGTCTCGCCTCGAGATCGCATGGGCGTGGACGATGCCGAACGGCGCCGAGGGGATCATGGTCCGCCGGTTCGACCTCCTGCAGAACGTCGCGCCGACGCTCGGCTCCGGTTACTGCCTCGTCTCCGACATGCGCGAGGAAGGGCTCTCGCGCGAACGGGTCTCGGACGAACGGCTCCTCCGGCTCATCCTGCTCCAGTCGCAATACGTCGATCGGGTGACCGGGCGCTTCTTCGAGCCCCGATGGCAGATCCAAACGCTCAACGGAACGGGCGGACGCGCGATGCAGCTCGGCGACCCGATCATCGCCCTCGCCCTCGTCACCCTTGGGAACCCGGTGGTCAACACGATCGAACCGGAGTCGTTCCGGATCTTCAATCGCCACATCACCGCGGGCATCACGGCGCCCGACGACCGGAACGATCCGAAGATCGAATTCGTCCACTATCGGGACATCTTCGGTCGGCAGCGGAGCGCCTCGATCGATTCCCCGCTCTTCGGCGTCCCCTTCCGCGACCTCTTCTTCCCGGCCGGCGTGCAAAACGTCAACGTCTCCGGGCTTTTCGGCTTCACGGATCCGGACGGCTCCGCGACCGGGTGCACGCCGGAGCTGATTCGGCACGCGACGAAGCTCCTCGTCATGCGCGAGGCCTATCGTTTCGCGAGCGACGAGCGCGACGAACGCAAGCGCCACCGGATCCTCTCCGAGGGGACCCGCGATCAGCGCTACCAGCTCCAGGCCGCGACGGAGGGCGCGCTGACCGGAGACCGGGAGATCGACGACCTGCTTCTGATGTACATGCGCCCGATCCGGATCTCGTCGCCGTAGGAGGGGCCCCATGCGCGTTCGCCTGATCAAGCCCGTCCTCCTCGAGATCGCCCAGCTCGACACGGCGGCGACGAAGGCCTCCGGCGGTTACGATCCGGACTTCGGGGCCGTGCGCGTCGCGACGAAGGACGGGAAGCGGATCTCCGAGCGGAAGGAGAAGGCCCCGATCCGGCTCCGCGGACAGTTCGAGGACCAGACCCAGAACGCGCTCCGCCTCTTCGGAGCCGGGAACTCGCCGGAGGCGAAGGTCGCGACCACGTTCGAGTACCGCGACCTGGAGGAGCAGAAGCTCATCGATCCGGACTCGAAGCTCCCGCTGATCAACGTCAACGATCGCCTGCGCGCGGTCTACTCGATCGACGGCGAGCTCGTGATGGCGTTCCGGAATCGAGGGCTTTACGCGGTCGAAGTCCGGCCCGCCTCCATCGGTCTCGATCGGAAGGCCGGGATCGTCATCGTCCGATGGAACGATCGCGCCCTCTCCGAGGCGCCGGGATGAAGGTCGAGATCACCCTTGACAAGGCGAGCGACTGGGGAAAAGCGCGGATCATCCTCGACGGAGCGATGAAGCTTCAGCCGCTCGTCCAGAAGGCGATCGTCGCGGAGCTCCAATTTATCCGGAAGAAGATCGTCGAAACCTTCGACAACGAGGGACCTCCGGGCGCGAAGTGGAAGCCGCTCCAGCCGATGACGCTCGCCGTGCGGAGGTTCGAGGGCTTCAAGGGGACGAAGATCCTCCAGGTGACGCGCGACCTCGTCGGCTCCATCTCCGTCGTCGCCGTCCCGGGAGAGGGAGGCTTCGTCGGGGTCGCCCGGTCGAAACCGCGGAAGGGCGGGCAGGATCCGGTGAACGTCGCCCGAGTGCACGAGGAGGGGCGCTCCTACTCCGTCACCTTCACCGACCGGCAACGGCGCTACCTCTTCGCCGCCCTCGCCGCCGCGGGCCTTTCCCGGACGCCCACGGCGGGCAAGGGCGCGCCGGCCGGAACGCACGCGGTCTTGATTCGGATCCCTCCTCGGCCGTTCCTGGGGCCGGTCTTCGAGCAATACGCCCGGCCCGAGGATGTCGCCCGATCGGTCCAGGCCCGGGTCGCGGCCGCGGTCGCCGGGAAGCTCGGACGGCCAGACGGCGGGGCGCCGAGGGAGTAGCCTCGCGGGGTGACCGTTTCGATCGAGTCCCTCTCCCCGACGGCCGGGCACACGGGCGGGAAAACGCTCGTCCTCATCACCGGGACCGGGTTCGCGGTCGCCTCGACACCGCCGCCGAACGCGAACGGGTTCACGCCGGCGCCGCCGCCGGCGGTCTGGGTGTGGTTCGGCGGAGTGCCCGCGCTCTCCGTCGCCGTGCTCTCGGACACCGAGCTCTACGCCACGACCCCGGCCCTCGCCCCGACCGCCGACGAAACCGGCCGCGGAACCCTGCCGACGGTCGTCGACGTCGTCGTCGCAAACCTCGACGCCTTCGGGGCCCCGATCCTCTCCGAGCTCGCGACCGCGGCGTCCGCGTACTCGTTCGTTCTCCCGAACCTCACCGACCCGGAGCAGGAGAGCGACCTCGCGCGCCTCATTCGGACGTGGCTGACCCTGCTCCGAGCGCAGGTCACCCCGAATGTGAGCTGGCCCAAAAACACGGACTTCGACCAGGACACCGGCGACCTGCTTTCGGTGACCGATCTCCCGGCGCTCCCGGGGCTCGTCGTCTCCTCCGTTACCGTGCGCGAGAACGACTTCTACGCGCGTCGCGACCCCTACTACGTGGACAACGGGGACGGGTCCTTCACGCAGAAAGCGCCGCCGGACACCGTCGATCTCGTTTTTTCCATCGTCGGCGTCTCGAACAACCCCGTCGAGCTCCTCAACCTCGCGGCCGCCTTCAAGCGGTTCCTCCGCAAAAACCCGTACGTCACGATGGCGCGGGACCCGTCCGGCGTCGTCCCGGGCTCGGTGAAGTACGATCTCGAGTGGCACGAGGGCCGCGACCTTCCGGTCACCTCCCTCGCGAACGCGAACAACCTCTCCCACTTCGTCTACGACGTCGCGATCCTCGGGTTCGACATCGAAGACATGCCGGGCCTTCCCCTCGGCGGACCGAGCGATACGGGCCGCGCGCACGAGGCGACCCAGGGGATCTCGTACGAGGCCGAGACCATCACCGTGCTCTCGACCCTTCCCCTCCCCAAGTCGGAGGGCGCCGCGCAGCCGGGCCCCAGCGACGAGGGGGATTGAAGAGTACCGGCGCCCTGATAGCCTCCGGAGAAAGCCGCTCAGGCCGGAGGCAACCGCGATGACCGTCACTCTCCAGAACCGGAGCCCTCGCCAGCGGGTGTTCCACCTCGATCACCCCGGGGCGAGTTTTCTCCGGCGCGTCGCCGTCGTCCGGGAGCACGATCCGAAGAGCGGGAAGAAGACGCCGCGAGCGTTCGCCGCGCGCATTCCGGACACCCTCACCCTCAACGCTTTCCGTTCGGAGGGCGATTCGATCTCCGGCCTGCCGGACGAGGTGCTCCGCGCTCCGGAGATCCGCAAGGCCATCAAGCGGCAGGCCATCGTCTGGTCGAAGGACAAGGGGAAGGTCCACCCGCCCGGGGCGCAGGCGAAGATCGCGGCCCAGAAGGCGGCGGCCGCGCAAGCGGCGGCGAACCAAGCGGCGGCGGCGAATGCCGCGCCGCCGGTCGAAACGAAGCCCGAGGAGGTCCCGGAAAAAGCCCCGGAGCCGCTCCTTCAGCTCGACGAACCCCACGCGACCCTCGCCGAAACGCCGGCGCACGCCGAGAAGGAGCAGGCCTGAGCCATGGCGCCGTCGATCGATATGCTTTCGTCCTCGGTCAACATCATCGAGGAACAGCCGCAGGTGCTCGTGGTCACGCCCGTTCCGACGGCGGTGACCGGGATGGTCGGCCTCGCGTCGCGCGGCCCCGTCGATAAAGAAGTCATCTGTCAGGGCCCGGACGACTTCTCGCGCGTCTTCGGCTCTTTCTTCGCCGAGGGCGACGCCGTGCTGGCGGTCCAGGGCTTTTTCGCGAACGGCGGCACGGAGCTCCACTTCGTGCGCACGGTCCACCACACGGACCCGACGGACCCGACGACGAAGACCTCCGCGGCCGCGACGCTGACCCTCGACACGGCCTCGAGCGCCGCAGGGCCCGCGATCTCCAAGGCGGCGAACTCGGCGCCATGGGTCGTAGCGACCGGACAGACGATCGACGTTTCGGTGAACGGCGGCGGCTCTCTCGTGACCACGTTCACCGGGGCGGCCGCGACGGTGACCGGCTCGAACGAGGAGACCTTCGATCTCTCCAACGGTCAGACGCTTCTCCTCGGAACGGACGGCTTCGACTCCGCCGGCGAGCAAACGATTACGTTCGTCACCGGCGACTTCGTCTCCATCGCGGCGGCGACGGCGGCCGAAGTCGCGGCCGTCATCAACGCCCAGATCATCGGCGGCGCGGCGGTGGACGCCGGCGGTTACGTCAAGATCTCTTCGGACACCGTCGGCCTCGCCTCCGAGCTCGTGATCTACGGCGGCACGGCGGCGAGCACCCTCGGGTTCTCCAACGCGACGCATACCGGGACCGGCAACGTCGAGAACCTCAACGCGGTCCAGCAATCCGAAGCGGTCTCGCTCCTGAACGCCGCGGCCTCCGGCCAGTACATCGCTTCCTACGTCGCATCGAAGCTCCAGGTCGCGAGCGTCGGGACCGGTTCCTCCGCGACCATTCAGGTCACGACCGGATCGACCGCTAACCCGGAGTTCGGGTTCGACACGGCGACGCACAGCGGGACGAACGCCGCCGTCGCCGCGACGCTGACCGCGACGGGCGGAAACCTCGGCCTCGAGTCCGACGGGACCTACGCCAACACGGTGACGCTCACCGTCGCCGGCCCGACGAACGGGGCCTCCGGGTCCTTCAACCTGCTCGTCCTGAACAACGGAATCGTGCAGGAGACCTGGGCAAACCTAAACATGACCCCGGGCGATCCGAACTACGCGATCACCCGCGTCAACGACCCGAACAACGGATCGCTCTGGATCATGCTGACGGACCTCTTTGCCTCCGGGAACAACGTCCCGGCCCAGGGGACCTTCGGCCCGATGGCCGGAGGCCTCGACGGACTCGCGAGCCTGGCGGATACCGACTTCATCGGAGGGACCGGGGCGAACGGCGACGTCGGCCTTCGATGCCTCGACGCCGTCGCGACGCTCTCGCTCGACTGCATTCCGGGGCGCGCGACGGCCGCGGTGCACGGCGGGATCGTCACGTACAACGAGGTCTATCGAAACGGGTCGGTCTTCGGCGTGCTCGACCCGCCGCTCGACATGAGCGACACCGAGATCGTCAACTACGTGCAGAACACGGCGGCGCTGACGAACCTCTCCGAGCGCGTCGCGATCTACTGGCCGAACATCCTAATCGATAACCCGGACCAGAGCGTCTACGGAACGGCGACCACGATCGTCTGCCCGCCCTCGGGCCATATCCTCGGGCGCTACGCGGCGACCGACGCGGCGAGCCCCTCGGGCGTCTTCGACCCGCCGGCGGGCACGCTCAACGGCACTTTGCTCAACGTCCGCGGCGTCGAGATGCCCGAAGTTCTGAAGAAGAGCCACCGGGACATCGTCTTCCCGGCGCTCATCAACCCGATCTCGAAGGAGCCGGGAACGAGCTGGTTTCTCGACGGCGCCCGCACGCTCAAGAGCGACGGGAACTGGCCGACGATCGGCGAGCGGCGCGGAATCATCTTCGTCGAGCAATCGCTCCAGCAGGCGCTCGTCACCCTTCGCCATCGGAACATCACCCCGCGCCTGCTGAAGGAAGGCGCGGACGCGGCGACGTCCTTTCTCCTCATCCCGACGCGCGCGGGGAAGCTCGCGACCACGAACCCGGCGCAAGCCTTCCTCGTGGACTTCGGCCCGGGCCTGAACAACGCCGCGACGAACCAGGCCCGCACCGTCTGGGGCCGGGTCGCCATCGCGACCGCGGAGCCCGCGGAGTTCGTGAACATCATCATCGCGCCGGACACCCGGCTCCTCGACGCCGAGCTCGCGGCGCTCGCCACCGCTGTCTAAGGTCGTCTCGCTCGGAGGTCTCTCGCCATGTCCGTCGTCGGAAAGCCGCGCAGCTACCACAAGAAGTTCCTCTTCACCGTCGAGATCCCGGGGGTGGGGTGGGCCGGATTCCAGAAGTGCGGCGAGATCAAGAGCACGACCTCCGTGGTCGAGCAGTGGGAGGGAGGCGCGATCGTCGCGTCGAAGTCCCCGGGCCGCACGAAGACGGCGGACGTCACCCTCGAGCGGGGCGCGACCTCGGACCTCGACCTGTGGGCCTGGTACAAGCAGGTCTCGAACGCCGCCGCGGGAACCGGCGTCATCGACGACCAGTACAAGCGGACGGTCAACGTCACGCAGCGCGATCGCGACGGCTCGGTCCTCCGTCAGTGGCAATTGCAATACTGCTGGCCGACCGAATACTCCGCGGGCGACCGGGACAACACCTCGGACGCGAACGCGGTCGAGTCGATCACGCTCACCTACGAATACTTCGAGCCGTCGGACGACACCTCCGGCGCGACGGTCTAAGCCGGATCCGGTGTCTCTCGTCGGCCGCCCGAGGAGCTTCCGAAAGAAGTTCCTCTTCGACGTAGAGATCCCGGGGATCGGCTGGACCGGCTTCCAGAAGTGCTCCGAGATCAAGAGCACCACCGCCGTCGTCGAGCAGTGGGAAGGCGGCGGGATCCTCTCCTGGCGCGTCGCCTACGACTCGCCGGGAAGGGTGAAGGTCGCGGACGTGACGCTCGAACGCGGCGCCACGGCGGACCTCGACCTCTGGGAATGGTACCGGCAGGTCAACGACGGTTCCTCCGGCGAGGGCCTCCTCGACGACCGCTATAAGCGCCTCGTCAACGTCGTCGAGCGAGACCGCGACGGCGCGGCCCTCCGGCGCTGGGAGCTCCACAACGCATGGCCGATCGAGTATTCGGCAGGCGACCGCGACAACACGGCCGATGGGAACGCGATCGAGAGCCTCGTCCTCGCCTACGACTACTTCGACCCGGATGACGACGAATCTGCGCCGCCGTAGGATGGGCCTCGCCCAACCCCAGGAGGCCCCATGCACATCGTCTGTCCGTCCGGTCTTTCCGGCGACGTTCGCGGACTGACCGTTCGCGAGCTCCAGCTCCTCGCCGATCAGTCGCTCGCGCGCGGCGGTCGAAACATCGACGTCATGCTCGGAATGATGGAGAAGGTCGTCGATCCCGGACCGTACAAGTTCGCCGCCGGGTCGAAGCCAAAGTGGGACAACGTCCTGCTCGGCGACCGCTTCTCCGCGCTCGTGGACATCCGGGTCGCGACCTGGGGCGCGGAGTACTGGTTCCCGGTCCGTTGCGCCGATTGTCGCGAGGGCTTCGAGTGGGAGCTCGACCTTCGCGACCTACCGCGAAAGCCCTTCCCGAAGGAGACGCTCGACCAGCTCGCCGAGGGCGCGAATCGCTTCGTGACCGAGGGACCGAACGGCGAGGAGGTCGGCTTCAAGCTGCTCTACGGGAGCGACGAGAAGAGCGCGGACTCGTATCGCCGGCGCACGGGCTCGACGTGGGGGCTCGGCGACGTTCTCGCCCAGCGAATCCTCTCGGTGAATGGGAAGGGGAGTCAGGGCGACCCGAAGATCCGAGAGTGGATCATGGAGCTCGGCGCGCTCGCCGCCGTCGAGCTCGGGAAACGGATGGACGAGGCGGACGGCGGCGTCGAGACCGAGATCGAAGTGGTTTGCACGAAGTGCGGCTGGCAGCAGTGGATCCAGCTCCCTTTCGACAAAGCCTTCTATGCTCCGTCTCGGAAGAGGGCGACCAACGCGACGACGAAGACGGAGGAACCGAAGACGAAGGGGACGATGGAAGGGCGCGAACTCTCCGCCGAGACGACCCCGACCGGTTCCAGCTCCCCGATGAAAAAGACTGCCTGACTCCGATCGGATGCCAGACCATCCCCGCCTTCCTTTGGCGGGGGTGGGACGTCCGGACCTTTCGCAGGATCGTCGCCGACCTCTCGTACGTCAGCCACGGGGGCTCGGGCTACGGCTTCGGGTATCGGGACATCCTCGACCTGGAGGTCCCCGATGCGAACGCGCTGATCGAGATCCTCAACGAAAAGCGGGACCGGGAGGCCAAAGCGATGCAGCGTGCCGCCAAACAGCCCGCCGGATAGACTCCGAACGTGCTCAACAACCTCGGCCTGGGCTTCGTCGTCACGGCGAAGGATCTCTCGAAGGCGACCTTCGAGCAGGTGCAAGAGTCGTTGGGCACGACCGGGCTGAAGATCGGCAAGATCTCCGAGGAGACGAAGGAAGCGTCCGAGGTTTTCTCGCGCGCCTCCTTCGCGATGGGCCTCGCCGGCGCCGCCATCCTCGGCGCTCTCGGACTCGCGACCGAGAAGGCACACGAGCTCGAGGAGGCCTTCAAGCTCGTCTCGACCCGGGCCGACGAATCGACGCTCCCGATGGAGAAGGTTCGCGACCTGACCCTCGAGCTCTCGAATGCGTACGGCGTGGACCAGGCGCAGCTCGCGCGGGGCGTTTACGACGCCATCTCGAAGGGCGCGACGGACGCCGCCTCCCAAACCTCGGTGCTCACCGCGGCGACCCGGCTCTCCGTCGGCGCCCACATCGCGCTGAATGAATCGCTCGAATCGACGACCCAGGTACTCCGCGCATTCCATCTCCCGATGTCGGACGCGGCCATGGTCACCGACCAGCTCCTCAAGGCATCGGAGCAGGGGGCCGGGAGCATCGGGGAGCTCTCCGCCGCCCTGGAACACGTCGGCCCGGGCGCCGCGCGCGCCGGCCTCTCCTCGGCCGACCTGCTCGGGACGGTAACCGCGCTCTCGAACGCCGGCCTGAAGGGACGCGCCGCGATCGGAGGCATGCGCGCGGTGATCGACGCGCTCATCGCGCCGACGGACGCCGCGAAAACGCAGGCCGCGGCCCTCGGGATCACCCTCGATTCCTCGAAGATCGCGGCCCAGGGCTTCGTGCCGTGGATTCAGAGCCTCGCGGGAAACACGAAGCTGACCACCGCCGCCATGTCGAAGCTCTTCGGCTCGACGGAAGCGACGACGGCCGCGATGGCCCTCATGCGAAACGGCGGGAACGACCTCTCCGAATCGCTCAACAACATCAAGAACTCGACCGGCGCGGCCGCCGACGCCGCCGAGACGATGACCGACGAGTGGGCGCGCTCGAAGACGCTCACGACGAACGCGCTGATCGCCCTCGGGAAGGCCTTCCTCCCCCTCACCGAGGCGATCCTGAAGCCGCTCAACGCGGCGGTCGAATGGTTCACGAAGCTCTCGCCCGGAATCCAGAAGGCGATCTCGTACGGGCTCCTCTTCGTCGGGGCGACCCTGCTCATCGCGGGGGGAATCGCCGGGATCACCGCCGGGATCGCGGCCTTCGGAGCGACCGTCGCGCCGGTGATCGCCGCCTCCGTCGCCCTCCTTTGGCCGGTCGCCGCCGCGCTCGTCGGGATCATCGCCGCCGTCGCGCTCGTAAAGGCCGCGTGGGATGCGAACTTCGGAGGGATTCGGACGACGCTGCTCGACTTCTACGGGAAGGTGAAGCTCGTCTGGGACGGGATCGTCCAGCTCTTCTCCCAGGGCGGGTTCTCGGGCGCGGTCTACTCCGAGATGAACAAGGCCGGGAACGGCGGGATCAAGAACTTCGTCGTCAACCTCTTCCTCTGGGCGAACCGCATCAAGGGGTTCTGGAACGGCATCGTCGATAACGTCGGCTCCGCGCTCGCGGCGTTTCGTCCGGTCTCCGATGCCTTCTCCGATATCTTCCGCGAGCTCGGGCAGATCGTCGGACCGATCTTCTCTTCGCTCTTCGGCGGGGCCAACTCGCCCAAGAACAACATCTCGACCTTCCAGCAATTCGCGGAGGCGGGGAAAGCCGTCGGCGAAGCGCTCGGGTTCGTCCTAAAGACGGTCGCGACCCTCATTACCATCGGCCTGACGCCTCTTCGGCTCGTCCTCGGCCTGCTCACCGGCGGCTGGGGAGGCTTCAAGAAGGCGGCGCTCGACTCCTTCGAGGGAATCGTCAAAGGCATGCTCAACATGGTCGCGTCGGCGGCCGGAATCGCGGACCACCTCGCCGCGATCTTCGGGAAAGACCTCGGGGCGAAGGCGGCCGTCGAAAACTTCGCGAAGAACACGGCGGGCGTGGACATCTCGGCCGCGGCCGCGCCGGCGGGCCCGGGTTCGCCCGTGGCGGTCGCCGGGACGACGACGATCGGGAGGGACTCCGCCGCGGTGCAAGAGGCCTACGCGGCCGCCGCGCGCCTCCGCGGAGGGGAAAAGGGAGCGGGCGCCGAGTCGGACCGGGAGTTCGTCAACAAGATGATCCCGATCCTCGAAGAGATCCGGAAAAACGGAAACCAACCGGTCCAGGTCCACCTCGACGGCGAGGTCATCGCGCAAGCGGTGAAGAACAACCAGGATGCCCATGCCGGTCGGAGCTTCGCGCCGAAGCCGGCGCCCGCCTGATACCGTAGGGGAAGGCCCGTGACCTACGACGTCGCCCAAGAACCGGACCGACTCACGTTCCATAACCTCGACACCGGGGCGGAGCTCGAGGTCCAGTACAACCCGACCGAGCTCGCCGAGAAGCTGGAGGTCGTCTACAACCGCGTGGCTATCGTCGGGATGAGCCACACGCTGATGCAGTACGGAAACACCGGGAACTTCGGGGTCGAATTCGACCTGAACTTCGACGCGGTGACCGCCTACCGCGGGGGGACCTACGACGTCGCCGGCGCGCGAAAGTTCCTTCTCGGTCTCGGGTATCGACGACGCTCGACGATCGCGGTGAACGGCGGCGCGCCGGCCTCCGTGCTCGTCATGTGGCCGAACCTGTACACCCTCACGTGCA